GAGTCAACGAAGGGTTTCAGCACCCAGACGGCATTGCCTGATGCCAGCGCTGATACCACAAGGGTTGACTTGGTCTGGGCTACGTGGGTAGCCACAGGGAACATGTTCGGGATCTTACAGATAGGCGCTGTAAGGGGTTCGCGAACAAGTTTGACATAGGCTTTTTCATCAGCCGTTAAAGCCTTGTCGTTCTTCGGAACGGCATCGGAACGGCCGGTCTTCCGAAGTTCCTTCTGAGGCGAAGGTTTAGTGCTCTTCTTTGCTATCATTATTTCGAGAGTCCCTTCGCTCGATAGCAAGCTAGAATCGACCACTCTGGAGGCCTGGGACAAAGATTCTCTTCCGATTCGGACATCCCTCATGTCCGACCAGAGTTTGTTGACAATCCGCTGATCGGTCTGGTTCCACGCTTCATTTTCCAGACGCGGATTGAAAAGGGCCAAATTCATCTTCTGAGCATACCCCCAATCGTATTTGAGGTTCGAAAGGGCTCGAACTGCCTTCCTGCTCAGGGGAGCGACGACTCCGCTCCTAAACCTGTCGATGAAAATGTTCAGTATTTGTGGTAAATACTGAGAACCCTGGATCTGAGCAAGGCGGTGCTCGGCCTTGGTCAGCGAACTAGAGAGGTTGTACGCGCACCCAGCTTTGTACAACCTATTGGTCACCGGGACGAATGCCACTGCATCATTCTGCACGAGAAAGCACTTTGACAGGAAATTGTGCTTCTCGAGCGGTCCCGTTAGGAAATCCTTGGCACACTGACCAAGGCCTCCAGCGCCCGCCGCGTTCCCCAGAACCGAAATAATGACTTTCGGTTCAGGCATAATCGGCCACCAGCAGAGAACATCGTCTCCTGCCGCCCAAAATCTACCCTCCTCTTCGAGGTAGGGGCTCACCAGATGGGCTGTGAACCGATTGTACAGGATCGTTCTCGTCGTATTGAACAACGTGGTGGAGAACGGATCGCCTGAAAACACGGAAGCGAAGACTTCCCCCTTCATACCGAGAGTGGTGTAAAACTTTTTCACCAAATTAGTTGCGTTTTCCAGAATCTCGTTGTGGCGGTGAGGGGGGATCAGACAATCGGACCTTGCGAAGATCCGGGGGAGCATGATTCGGAGGAGTGTCACGTCCACCGAGTCCATCACGGCCCAATTCTGATGGGCGTCGTGGGATGAACCATCGTAAGAGTAACAAGTGGAACCCATGAACTTGTTCTCATCATTACGATGATGCATCATCTTAGCGGCAACTTCGTCGAGGTTATAGCCGCTTATGAAACCTGGCTCAAGGTGTTTCATCACCTTGATCATCAAACGAGCCAAGTAAGCTCCCGCTGCCTTCCATTCGGTGGAAGGGTTGGCGATTAGCCTGGGTCTGACGTTGCTGAGATCGTCATAATGTAATTCGTCGGGCTTGACGAAGAACTGATACCGGAAGTCGATGCTCCGGTGAGATTCAATGACGTTCTTCAGACCAGAAGCGTAGAGTTTTCTCTTCTTAGGGCAAGTACCCTCTAAGAATTTTTCGAACGAGAAATCCTCCTTGGTCAAGACGTTGAAGATAAAGTCGTCGATCTTTCCCAGGTTACGCCGCAACCACACGTCGGAAACGAACCGCCGGAACTGTTTGGCGATGTGCATGTCCGGTTCGACGTGACTGTTGAAGCCTCTTGCTTTGAAGCAGGCTTCGAGATTGAGTTCGCAAGATCCAAAATGGTGGGGCTTGTCCATCTGGATCACCTGCTGGTAGTTGTGATCTTTGCAGGTGCAAACAGGGGTTCGGCCATTCCGGAGAATTCTAATTGTGTGGTTGCAGGCACTGTGATAGAATTTCTTGGAGCGCGACTGGACGAAGTGTCGCTCCGGAATGGTCTCAAGGGAGTCGTAGTCGTCATTGGAATCACGACTTTCCTTGAGCAGTTTTCCAATTGGGCGAGATCGGAAAACCGGGGGGATAGAACGAGACGTGGAGGACATCTCGTACGGGTTGGTGACCTTGGGAATGATTCCCATTTCCCGAGCCAACTCGTTTTGAACTGGAGCTACAAAAGCTGCGATGAACATATCGGTCGCCTTTTGTAGCGAAAATTCAACTCCCTGTAGTTCGACCAGGGTGATGATTTTCGAAACTCCAGCCCTGGATTCCTCAGTTCCAGGGAAAAGGTTCAGGCAGAGGCGTGTTGCCTTGAGGACGGCTACCCAAGTAGGTCTCGCGAGCGGGGCGACGTACTTGGTCCGAAAAACATCGAACATAATGGGCGACTTGAGTGCGGCTGTCAGCCCACGGAAGACCTCGGCCTTCTTCTGAATAAAGAAGGCAAACGTGTCGGCTAGGTCTTCGTCGTTCACCTCGGAGTCCCAAAGAGCACGAGGGGCTTTCCGGTATTCTCTCACGCGGAAGGTGAACTGTTCGACATTTGCCGTGAAGTTCTCCATTTTAGGAGTAACTTCCTTCTCCAGCTCTTCCAGGAAGTCATCCTGTACTGAGATCTCTTTCCACTGGTGCTCCAAACCAGAGGACTGAGATAGTTCACCGGCTGCGTCGGTGACCATACTCACGCTGAGCTGACGTGAGACTTGGATCCGCTCGGAGACTACGTGTCCTCGCAGCGTGCTACAGATCGGGTATTGTGGAAGCTCACTAACTTCGAAAACCCAGATGCAGTAGAGGCTTTTCCGCCCAGTCGGCAACTTCGACTGGATTGCGCAGTTAAGCCATTTGTTTTTCCCAAGGGATAGGGAAAAGTTGTTGGACGGTGCTCCAAAGAAAGGATGCACATATCCGGGCCCATTATCTTTAGGGTTATTCTTCATAGTTCCATCAGCGAAGACTTCGTAATAACCCTCTTTGTCATAATAATGGTACCGCCCAACAGTGTTGCAGTACGTTCCTGCCGAGAAGGCTCCTCGGGTCCCATACGGGGCGGACTCGAACGCTTCGAGAGTCCCAGGATAGTAAACGACATCGGTCAAGACGTGGAAGTCAACATTGCGGCAGTTCTCTAGGACTTGAGCTACCGTCTGGTTCGTCTCGATGTCGGTCTGGCTGGCAAGCAGATCCTTGTGTATTTTCCGGTAACGGTCGTCGACGTCACCGAGGATGGCAGGTCGGGTAAACCTGTACTTGGGCCTAAATTCACTGCCCAGCCATTTGCACGTCTTATGCGGCTTCGCTGCGTGCTCCAAGACTACTCCCTCCTCACAATAGGCAAAGCCGGTTGCCAGCATTTGAACGTTTGCTGAATCGGCCATAATCCGTAGCCCAGCGTGAGCGTAGTCATGGGGTTTCCTGAAGAGTTGGATGTTGCGTGTCTTCAGGATGTGGCTAAATTGATTAGCCAGGACAAAGTCGTGAGAATAACGTCCCTCGATTCCGTCGGTGCCGCGGAATATAGAGGTGGGTTGGGCGTAGGAGACTTTATTCTCGACCACCGTCTTCTCGCTGATGAAGGACTTCAATGCTTCACCAGCTTTTGTCTCCTTCTCAAGCTTCTGCTTGAGATCGGAGATCGCTTCCTTGCTCTTTGCAAGTTTGACCGCCTTGGTCTCCATCTCTTTCTTGCTCTCGGATTCGGACTTGATCAACGAGAGAAGGTAGTCTCTGTCAAGAGTGGAGTTCAGAGCGAGGACGGTCTCCCAGCCATTGACAAGCGGATTGCGATAGCCGCTCTGGTACCGTAAATCGGCACGAGTCGCAAATTCCGCGTGCATGTATCCATCTTTGGATGAGATGTAGATACATTGGTCCGGGAACGAAGCCACAATATTGGCCCACGTGACTTTCCCACTAGGACTCTTTCGGAGAGCCATGTGTTCAAGGGAAAGTCCTTCGATGGAATCCGAAACGAAGACGGGGTCGGGAATTCCAACGAAATGGGCATAGGTCCGGAGGGTCTCAAGAGAAAGTCCATCGAATGGTTGCCTATCATCGATGAACTTGGCAAGGCTATCGCGGTCGGCTGCCTCGACTTTCTTAGCGAAATCGCTAGAGAGGAACCGCTTTAGCTCGGGCACCAAGAAGTACTGGATAACATCTCCGAAGGTGTTATTCATCTTGGTTCTCTGGACCAGGGCTATGTAATTGAAATTCTTCAATAGCCCGTAGATGGCGTGAATACCGCACAAGCCATCACCTGGGGTTGACCACCTATACCCCAGGGTTTTCGCGACTCTGTCTTCCAACTTGGTGTTCTTATACTTACTCGTTAAGTAGTTGGCGACAGATCCGGTGTGGACGAAGAGACCTGAAAACTCTCCATCCGGTTGTTTACCTCCTCCGATTTGGAAGTCGATCTTGTTACGACATATCATCCAAACCAGAAAGAGGGCCGTAGTAATCCCACTTCCTAGCACCAGGCTCACGGCAAGCCCAATTGGCGCTAAGATGCAAACAGCGAGCGCAACACTTCTCGCCTGTTGCGTGATCCTGGTGCGCACAAGCCCGTAAATGACGCCGATCATTGCGAGCAAACCAGGATCCCTGTAGATTGCCAACCCGAGATGTGGGGCCAGATAGAGCCCGGCAATCACAAGGAGACTATTCCGTTTATCGACGACGATGATGTAACTCAGATAAGGCAAAAACGGGAAAAATACCGCCTTACTGATGAATGGGAGGTGCCAAAAGAAGAACATAAAGATCTTCAAATGGACCAGACGAGGCATCTCCTCTACAAACCTCCATGGATCCCTGAGTCTCTGCATCAAGCTCCGGAATTGGCCCAGGTTAAAAATTCGTTTCCACACGGAGTTCATAGACTCCGGAGTGTGGAACACGTTTCTATTGGGGGTTTTGGTTACTTTATGGATAAAAGAAACTAAACCAAGAACCAATCCAAAACTCGATGCGGCCAGGAGTGCTAACCACAAGGTTTGGGCATATAGGACAGCGGCTGCCAACCCGCTGAACGAAACCAGCATGAATAGGAGTAGTTTCCAC